AACGAATGATTCCAATGATCGAAAGTTGCGAAGCTCTCCGAAAGCAGTTTCCAGAGGATCGCCACATGAAGACAAACACCGAAATTTTCTTCGCATCGGCGACTTTGAAGATGGGCGCGGCTAATAACAACTTTCTTCGATCTTGGTCAATTCGGTGGATGTTTGGGGATGAGTGTTCAGCTTGGAAACCCGGGATGATGAAAAGAGCCCGGGCAAGAACGGTTCGATATTGGAACCGAAAACTATGGTTTTCCTCTACGCCCGAAGCCTTTGGCGATGACTTCGATCTTGAATACCGATCCGGCACTTGCGAGCAATGGGCTTTAAAGTGTCAGGGATGCGGCGAGTTGTTTGTTCCTGACTTTTACAAGTGCGTTAAATGGGAAACATCCGAAGACACCAAACCCGGCGGAGAATGGGAATTTGAAAAGGTTGCCAAAACCGTTCGGATGGAATGTTCTCATTGCCAACATAGCCACGAAAACAACGAAACAGTTTGGCGCTCGATGGTTGGTCAAGGTGGATACATAGCCCAAAACCAGAACCCAACGCCAAAAGTTCGTTCCTTTTCCTTCAATCAATTGACACTCCCTCCTTCAGTGATGCCTTGGGCCTCTCTTGTCGTTGATTTTTTAAAAGCAAAACGCCAAGCCGCCTCGGGTTACCTGTCGCCCCTTAAAGAGTTTGTGACTCTTCGGCTTGCTCAACCGTGGAAAGAGTCCGAACACATTGACACCGAAAGCATTGTTGCTGCCTCATACAATCCCGGGGCTGAATGGGAGGATGAGGCTCACCGGTTCATGACAATTGATTGTCAACAGCATCTCGAGTTGTTTTATGTCGTCATCAGGGCTTGGGCAATTGGAGGCGCTTCTCGGCTTTTAACCTTCAAGCGATGTCATTCATTTGACGAGTTGCGGGCGCTCCAATTGGAATACAAGGTTGCCGACTCAAAAACCTTTATAGATGTGGGATATGAAACGCATTCGGTTTTGTCTGAAGCGGCAAAATACAAGTGGCTTGGAATGAGGGGAACCGATTTGGTTGATTTTCAACATGTCAGCGGAAACGGGTTTGTTCGGCGGCTTTACTCAAAACCGACCCGGGTCAATCCGGCATCGGGTCGAATCTCGCCACCTGTATTCCGTTGGAGCAACCCATCGGTTAAAGATATTCTGTTGATGCTGAGAACCGGACGCTCGCATCCTTGGGAGGTTTGCGATCTCAAAGACCTTGCCGATGAATATGCTAGGCAATTGGATTCGGAGCGAAAACGCGAGGTCCAAGACAAACAAGGCCGGGTCAAGCTTGTTTGGCAACGATACAGGAAAGACAATCACGCCCTTGATTGTGAATGTATGAATTTGGTCGCCGCCTCCATTTGCAAGGTGTTCCGCGATCAGGACTAATTTCACTTTCCCCCCATCCTATTGATGGGAGATGTCCGGCCTTTTCTACGCCTTCAATCTGATGATTGGCTTTTGTTGCTAAAGTCCCGGGTCGCGCAAGCGATTTTGGACAACGCGACAACTGTATCCTTTTCAAACTCTTCCCAAAGCGGATCAAAGCAAACAGTTTTGCCGCCCGCTGAATTGTCCGCACAACTTACCGACGTCCTAATCGAGAAAAGCCTAGTTTCTGGAACAAAAACGGTTCGGATGACATTTGCCCGATTTGGAAGATGAGCCTTGTCGATCACAATGGCCGGCCCATTAGCTCCGAGCCAGCCCCCAAAAAACGCGGTTACGTCAACAACTACTATCGCGGCGCTGAAATCAATCGCTACCGATCCGCGCTAAATTGGCATACGGCCGATGTTGGGACCACCCTCAACAAAAGCGTTCGTCGCCGCTTGTTAGGATACGCGAGGTGGATGTATGTGAACAGCGGAGTTTGTCGTGGCGCAATCGGGGATCTAGCAAGGTATTCTGTCGGCAATGGTTTAATCCCTCAAAGCAACTCGGAACACGCCAACGAATACGAACTTTTCTTTTCTCAATGGGCAAAAGTTGCCGACGTTGGAGGCACATTTAGCTTTTGGCAGATGCAACGCCTTGCATCTCAGCGAATGGACGTTGACGGAGACCTCGGGTTTCTCTTTGTCAAAAAAGACTTCCCGCAACTCCAGATCATTGAATCCCACAACATCGAACATGATGGGTTTGACGTTAGCGATCACGACGGAGTTTATGCAAGCGCCGCCGGCCGGCCGACTGCCTACAGTGTCCGAGACGGTGAAAACATTCGCAAGATTTCGGCAAACGATTTTCACCTTGTTTTTGAGCCCGATCGCGTTGGGCAGCTTCGCGGAGTCACTTCGCTTGCACATGCAACCGATCACATCCGCGACGTTATTGAGCTTTTAGATTACGAAAAAGTCGGGGTCAAAATGGCAAGCGCCATCGGGATCGCGATTCAATCAGCCTCTGGCGCTGCTGATGATGGGATGTCGCTTGTGGAATCTGGATACAGTGCGGCCGACAGTGGAAATCTTGCTTGGGATACCTTTCAAGCCGGAATGATCCCGAGACTGAAGCCCGGCGAATCAATTGAGTCATTTGCCAGCAACAAGCCAAGCCCGACCTTTCAAGGGTTTCTTGGTTGGATTCTTAAAGAGGTGTCAATCGGTCTTGGGCTTCCATACGAATTCCTTGTTGACCCGGCCGGCCAAGGAACAGCAAGTCGCTTTATCCTCGAAAAAGCGCAACGCCGATTTGAGGAGCGGCAATATTGCATCAAGAAATTCTGCGACCGTGTTTGGTCTTGGGTTATTGCTTCAGCGATTAAGCGAGGCGATCTTCCGCCAAGCGAAAACTTTTGGTCGGTGCGTTGGCAGACTCCCAAAAAAATAACAGTCGATGCCGGCCGCGAGGCAAAAGCCAACCTCGACGCTTTGAAGTATGGCAACCGCACATTATCCGAAGACCTCGGGGAACGGGGACAGGACTGGCAAAACGTCCGCGATCAGATAGAGCGAGAGGCCGACGATCTTCTTTCACGGGCAAAACGCTTGAGCGATCAACACGGTGTAAGCCTCGACACTGCCGTATCCCTCATTTCTCAGCGGACACCAAACCCGATTTTCAATGATGAATCATCATCTAATCAATAAAATCAAAAACGATTTGTGGGCAATTCGCCCCGACTACTTAACGACCCTGTATCATGCGGCGTTGGATTTCGACGGATCTGGTAACGCCGAAAACTCGCGAGGATATACCGTCGAAGGGTCTACTGCTGTTGTGCCTGTCTATGGGGCTTTAGGCAAAAACCTGACCGATTTTGAAGCCCTTTTCATGACCGATTACAACGACATCGAAGCGTCAATAATCGATGCCGAAAATGATGATTCGGTCGAAACCATACTTTTGGACATCAACAGTCCCGGCGGAACGATTCAAGGATTGCCCGAGTTGGTTGGATACATGCGAACGGTCAAAAAGCCTTTGGTTAGTTACACCGACGGGATGATGGCTTCGGCGGCTTACTGGCTAGGCACTGTATCGCCGCACTTGCTGATTTCACAAACAGCGGAGGTTGGATCGGTCGGGGTTTATGTGGCTTTGCTTGACGAATCAAGGGCTCTTGAGATGCAAGGCTATAAGGTCGAAGCAATTTCAGCCGGCAAACACAAAATGGATTATTCGGGGTTTGCTCCGCTCTCTGATTCTGCGCGGGCAAGACTACAGGCAAACGTCGACAAATGGCATTCAAGATTCAAGGCGGCGGTTCGGGTTAATTACCCGATTGATGATGAATACCTCGAAGGTCAAACCTTTGAAGGCGAGGAAGCTGTCGCGGTTCAAATGGCCTCTGGAATTGTCGACAGCCTTTCGGATGCCCTCCTCCTGATCAACGAATAATTTCACTTTTCATCCTCATCATAGAGATGAAAACCATTCTGAATCTAATTCAGGCAAACGCTGAGATTACGAACCTCAAAAAAGAACTTGAGGCAAGTCGCGCAAGCGTTGAGCAAATGAACGCAAGCGTCGAGGAACTTAAATCCTCTCATGCGACCGAACTTGAGCAAATCAAAGAAGCTCACGAAGTCGCACTGAATGACGCAAACGCCAAGGTCGAGCTTCTGACCGAGGCGAATGAACTTCTCGAGAAACAGCAAAAGAGCGCATCCGAGCAAGCTGTCCAAGTGCTTGCTTCGGTTGGCGTAGAGCAACCAGTCGAGGAATCAGCCCACGAACCCAAAGTTGAAAAATCAATTGAG